AAAAAGTTATTTATAAGTTCGATGGCGGATGGACCCATCAAATTTACTGGAACATTGGACGGGAAAAATATGAATATTGAAAATGTAACCAAATTTGGTCGCGATTTCAGTATTGTAGAAATCCCTTATTCAATGAAGTTATTATTACAAGAACTACAGACGATGAATTTACAAATGCGTTTAATTACAGAAGATAATATTCAACAAATGGAGAACATGACGTTCTCGAAAAATATAAATAATTTGTTGTTTTCAAAGGAGATTACACCTTTAGAAATTGTCAGTAAGATAAAATCAACGCTCTTCAATAATGCCAAACCCGCCACTCTAGTTCCCGATTCGTGTTCACAAACATTGGATCAACCTGCGCAATATCCGGAAGGTTCTCCGGCATTTCAACCCGAGGTTTTTACTCCTCCGGAAAACAATCCTGGTTCGCCAATATACAATCCTTCAAGTATCACCGATCAAATTTCGCAGTTCTTTTCTCCCAGTAGTCCTACTGAACCACCTCCTGCCGGAACGACTATATTTGAACCTTCGAGTCCTACGGAATCACCTCCTCCGGGAACTACATTATTTGAGCCCACTAGTCCGGAAGAGCCACCTCCGCCCGAAGTAGCAAGAAATAATTTTTTCACAGGGGGAAAGGTTCATTATCGTGGTGATAAAAAACCGGAAAGGTTGTGGAAAGTAAAAAATCCCGGCGTTGAATTTATTACAATTGAAACGGACGATTTAGTGGGTTTACAACCCACAGAAAATATTAAGGTAGTAGAACCGACTGATTTATACGAACCTGGCGATTTCGCATTCAATGCCATGCAGAGATTGTCAAATCAGCTTCCCAATACAGGAATGATGGAAAATTATATGACAAATCGGCAATCAGTTTTTCCTAGCGGAATAAATTTCGCACCAGTCATAAAAATAAATAACGGAGGATCAGAATATTTGGTAGATCACGCCGATGGTCAACAACCCAAAGTACAATTCGAGAACAACGGAAATGTACCCATGTCTATGTCTGTACCGTCAAATATGGAACCCGCTAAAAATATAGTATTTAAAAAGGATCCGCAGTCTGCCTCGGCAATGGCACAACCATTGGTCGAGGCCAAACCGGGTGGCTCAGAAAGCGACGGCAGTTTTTTCGGTGGAGTAAAAGATTTTATTATTAAAAAACTCTCATAAAAATTGATTACAAATAATATAAAAATACGCTTTTATATTATAGGAATGTCAACAACAAGTAATCGAATTTTATCTGTATACAAATCCAGACACAATATGCTGGAATTACTAGAAAAGCAGGGTTTTGAAATCGAACAATACGCGACCTTTAGTATTAACGAAATAGATGCCATGTATTCCAATAATCAACTGGATATGTTATTGAGCAATAAAGCAAAGAATCAAAAAGCATATATAAAGTATTATTTGACCAGCAAACAAATAAAACCTGATGGACTAGACGATATTATTGAGGATCTGTTTGAAATTGAAAACGTTCTTACCAAAAACGATACATTGATTATTATTATTGAAGACGAACCAAATGATACTATTATTACCAAAATCAAATATTTGTATGATAGAAACGGTATATTTGTAGTAATTCACAATATAAAACGTCTGCAATTTAACATTTTAAACCATCGTTTGGTCCCCTACTGTACGATATTAAATGACCAAGAAACCGAGGAACTTAAAAAGAAGTACAAAATTACTAACATAATGCAGTTGCCGGAAATTTCTAGATTTGATCCCCAAGCATTAGCAATATGTTTACGACCTGGGCAAGTATGTAAATTTGAGAGGGAAAGTCTTACCGCGATGAAATACGATTATTTCCGAGTTTGTATATAAATTTCTTTGGAATATATAAACAAAATGGCTTCACAAACTATCGCAGCATTTAGTCCGAACGATTTTTTTTATGTTAAAGCTGAAGAGAACGATAACCGACCACTAGATTGCAGTAACTATCCAGATATAACGGCCGAATCATGCAATAAAGGAGATTTGGATTTGAAATGCCAGTTATGCTTAAACAAAAATTATGCCAACACGTTATATTCTATACAAAACGAAAATGGTGGTACGGATCAAAGATACGAAGATGTAAAAACTGTATACAACGATGAATTGTTCAATAGTTTTAATTTAGGAATTGGTATAATAATAGCAACTGGATTTATTTATACAAAATATATATATATTAAACAATAAATGGGAAATTCAGATTCTCCTACAAAAACAGACGCATTAAAAGCATATCAAGAAGCAGTAATATCCATGGATATATTTTTAGGAAATTACGGAAGTTATATAAAAACATCCTCAAATCAGCCTTTAAGTTGTAAAGGTGATCAGGGGTGTTTGAATGCTTTAAATGACGCAACACAAAAATTAACAGCATTTCAAGAGATAATAAATAAATTACCTTCTTCCTCGATAACCGATTTTGATGAGTTAACTTCTCATGTAAAAACGTTGAAAGAAAAAAAACATAAAATGGACGAGAATATAAATATTATTAATAATATAAAAAAAACGATAAATGCTGACTATGTGTTGAAACAACAGTCGTCTATGTATTACAATATGACCCTTTCAATTTTACTGGCGTGTTTTATTTATTATGCATTCCACAGAATAACTTCTGCGAAATCATAAAGATTTTCTCAATTAAATATAAATTTAGAATGATTGATCATCAATCATTGACAACGAATTATAGTGACTTTAAAATAACAAATTTAGAAGGTTACGATTCTAATGCAAATAACGGTGTGTATCCGACAAATGAATACAACTCTATTAATAAAAATTTCAATACAATAAACAATGATCTATCAAAATTAAAAACAGTAAAAGATAACTATGATAGAAATAAGGATGAAATTCACGATTACAAAACGAATTTGGTAAATAAAAAAACCAATTCTTTAGCTGAAATCAGAAAAAACGATTCGGAAACATATATGATACAAGAAAATTTTATTTATATTTTAGGAAGCGTCACTTTTGCCATAGTTTTAGTAGGAGCAATTGTTATTATTAAAAACTAGAAAATTTTATAAATATATTTCCATATATTATATTTATAAACAAATAAAATGCCTGATCCTACTCCTACTCCTACCCCAACCCCAACCCCTACTCCTACTATTAATATTACTCCTACTCCTACTCCTACTCCCACACCTACCCCTACTCTTACATTGCCTCCTGGAGGCATGTTCGATTTATGGGGAAATTTATTAAGTGATTTAAATGCAAACAATGGAAATAACAATTTACCTGCGTCTATAAAATTTTCTCAACAACTCAACGATAACGCAATTTCAGTTTTGAATCAACAAAACGCTATTGATACTATAATAACGCAGGAAACGGATTATTTGGATAAAGAATTATCCGATGTTTCAACTTCGGTAGCTGCAGCTCAAAGAACATTGATGCTGAACGAAAGTGTTCGATTAAGAACACAGGACTATAATATGATTCTTTATTATTTTATTTTGTTGATTGTCATCGTAAACGTAATGGTTATAATGAATAGAATGTTCCCGTTGGTATCAGAGGGAATGTTATATTTTTTAATAATAATTACAATCGCTGTGTTTTTATATTTCATTATACGGACATTAATTATGATTTATAACCGGGATAATATAGATTATAGTAAATTAGATTTTCCCAATCCGACAAATGTAAATCTTCCTGTGGATTCTATCATTGCCCAGAACAAAATTAATAATAAAAATATTCCCGGTCAGGGAATAATGTATGATTTACCTCCTCAGCAATGCCCACCTGCAGCAGCACCAGCAACTACTATGAAAAGCGGATTTACTTTAATGGACGATTCTCAGGCTGAACCAAATGGCGATTACGAATTTAGAAACTATTCTCCGTTTTGAACGTTGCATCATTTAAAATGTTTACTTGTATAAATTTTATCTTATTATTATAGATTAAATTTAGAAAAAATGGCTGATCAAATTCCTGTTGATGATCAAACTTTGAGCGAAAACGTTGCGATTTCTGGTATTAGCACTCAAATTTCTGATTTAAATTTAAAAAAAAAAGGTCAGGCTCAAGTTGGAGGTGGAACTGGAACATCACTAGAAATACCGTCTGGTAATGATCCAGGTCCAACTCCAACTCCCACTCCGATGATGACGCCCACCCCTACGCCTTCGATGACTGCTACACCTACGCCAACCGCGACTCCTACTAAAACGCCAATACCTTTATTGTCTAATTATAATTTGATCAAATCTCAAAACTCGATGTTATTTAACATGATTGACAAGTCATCAATTAAGAACAACACTTATAATCAAAAATCGGTTTATCAACGAGGAGATATTACCTTTTTGAATACCATAAATAATTATTTACTACTAATTTATTATTTGATTGTTATCATATTAGTATATTATTTATTTTACGATAAAGGATATAGTTATTTTTACAAAGCAGCAATCCTATTAGGTTTTATATTTTATCCGTTCGTCGCAAATGTGATAAAATACTATTTGTTTAAACTAATATATTATTTATACTCTATTTTAAATTCGAATGTTTATGAAAGTAAAAACTGGTAAATATATTTTATTTCGAATCAACTTCGAAATAAAAAATGATCTGATTGTCGCATAAAGTAACAATATAGATCCCCTTATTTTAAAGATCAGTGACACTAATATTATCACTGATAGAGCTTCCGTCGCTGAAAATCTGAGGTCCCGAATTGTCGTACTTAATACGGACACCTTCCCAGACCTGATTCTTCTGTCTACCAAATTGTTTATCCATATATTCATGAATATCCTTTGGATTTGGACAACCCTTACCATTTCCATAGGTCTCGCGATACCAATTATTAAATTCCATAGTAACTTCCTTCTTACGAATCTTAAATACGGTTGTATTTGTATCCCCACGTTTTTCCGTTTCCTTCTTTGTCTCAACTTTATCACGAATAAATTCCGCCAAGAAATCTTGGTTCTGGCGATATTCGTTACTTGCCATCATCACTCTATCGCAAACCGATACAATACCCTCAGTCTTGAATGCGTGTTCAACCAACATGGCAGCAAATGGTTCTTTCCAGTTCTCGAATTTTTCCTGAATATTTTTATCAATCTTAAACTGGTACGGCTTTCCCGGGTCATCGTCGATTGGATTTTCAGTAAAGAGCGATTCAAAGGGGACAACACAAATACGGCGCCATGTACCGTGATCATTCGACATAATTTCCATCATTGTATTTGAACAAACGGCCAATTTGAACTGAGGAATAAAGGTAACTGCTTGTAACATGTAGGGTGCACGAGCCTGAATACTGTCACCTCCGGTAAGCTCCTTCATCTTACCCTCATTCAATTTGACTCCCTTCTCTGGTTCTTGCATCACAGCAAAACGAACACCCTTGAGTTGCACGATTTCCGGAGAAAGACCACCAATACGTGTTCTCTCTCCCGTAACAAGAGAAAGCGGGACCTCTCCCTTATAATCTCCAAGTACAAGTTTCATCAAATCAATAAGCTTGGATTTACCGTTTGATCCACCACCAATAAACATATTGAACGTTTGGTTTGAAGTAGTACCAATCAACACAGAAGACAAATAATCTCGCATATAATTGTATAATTGCGCATCCGGAAAGAGTTCTCGGAAAAAGCCCTCGATCTCAACTACAACTGCCTTGTCCTTCACCTTGTCAACCGGAATATAGTCGATGTTTGTACACTTTGAAATGTAATCATCGGGTCTGCCTCGACGAAAGACCTTTTCCTTGAAATCAACCACCCCGTTGGTGAAGCAAAGCAAATAAGGATTGGTATCTAGTTTGTTCAGAAAATTACTGTCGTAAAAGAGATCACGCGCTTCCGTCATAATATTCTTCTTTTCGCAGGTACGATTCAAACGCTGACAAACATTCAAGATTCGTTGTGATCGAATCTTACGAATATTAGTTTGCTCATCCTCAGAAGCGTCATCAGAACTGGGAGCAATCGCGGTCATCATACCGTTAAGTTGACCTATTGTCTTCTTGTTGTAAAGCTCACGCATTTCCGTAGAAATCATTTTACGAAGTGTAGACCCAGTTTCGTCTTCAATCCAACGATTATTAGAATAATGATACCAAACATTCGATTTGATACTAGAACAAACAAAGAGATCTTTGTACAAAACATGCAAGACTTTCGCCAAGTCCCAGTCACCGCATTCTCCCTTGTTCGATTTGTCCTTATTCGATGCACCAGTTCCGCTGATCGTCTTTTCCAAATAGTATTCAATACTTTCATTTCGAATCTCCAAATACTTGTCATAAACATCTTGTTTGACCCAGTGCATAAGAGATCGTTTCGTCACTCCTCCGGACAACCTTCTTATATCCATTTTTGCCCACGTATCACATAGACTCGGTATATCATGATATTTGAAATGTTTAGCTTGTGAACTCATCTTAATCCAACTGATGAGAAGGCGCCCTTCATCGTCAGTGTTTTTCAATGCCCATCCAACGCGAATCCATTTCGCATAACTACCGTCTTCGTAATAAGAAGGAGGAAGAGCCATCGCGTATTCGTGTGCCTCTTTAACGTCATAATCTATATTCTTTATATTTTCCAAAAAGGCGGATACCAAAATATCTAGTTCTTCTTCGGTTTTTATACTTCGAATATAGGAAATCATATTTGATGAAAGAAAGGCCGAATCAAACATTGCGGGTTTTGCTCTTACTGCTAATGCTGTGCTGCTTTGTTGATTTGCCTTTTTGTTTCCGTTACTACGCAACTTTTTGTACTCATTGTAAACGGAAGCAAAATCGTTTTTCATGAAGAAACACGGAATCTTGGTATTTCTCACAGAAAGCAGAGCAATGTTTTCTTGGATCGAAAAATCCTTGAGTTTAATAGGATTGATCGAAAATTCTTGAATTTCGGCGTTGTATTTTATGTCAAATACGTAAGTCAATTCATAAGCCTCGTGGTGGGGTTTTCTACTTCCAAATAATTGTACATTGGTATATCCAATGGTAATGCCCTCATCGAATACGTCCTCCCACTTATTGATAATAGGAAGATTATCCCATTTTGTGCTGATCTCTTTCATTACTCTTTCCCGCAGAATAATTTGAATTGTTCTATCTGCCTGTAAGCATATCATCAAGTGTATTCCGTCTTTTGTTTTAGACTTATCGGCCAATCGATTGACAGACGGTTTTTGCATTAGAAAGAATTTGAAACTTTGTTCATCATCAAATTGATAGATCTTTTTTAGTTCGTCTAAATAGGTGTCGATCAAATCATCAATATAATCTTTATCTAGTATCCTTTCTTCTAGTTCATGATCAAAATGAAAATCGAGATCGCAATAAATAGGACCGTTTTGGTCCAATTGTTTCTCCGTCAAATATTCGGGTTCTCGATTTTCCGTTATTTTTTGTGCGTACATAGGTAAGAAGGTCGTAAAATAATCGTCATCGCTAATGTGATATGACCCCCCATAAATCTTGTTCTCTTTATTTTTATCACCGATTCTGGTATTTGTGGGAGGTAACGGCGAATCTTTATTAACGGAATTGGATTTCAAAAGACCTTCGTAATTTTGTGAAGAAAATGTACTCGAAGACGCTTTCGATTTTAATGGTGCTTTTATTGTCTTCATTGCATATAGTATTGAGATATTTTTATTAGGCTTGGACAAATCAATTTTTATGACCATGGAAAATTACCCGTTTTAGAAGAAAACGTGCAGACCATTTTTTTGTTTGTTTATATATATAATGATAAAATTCAACCTTGGGTCTGAATCTCTAATGCGCGTTGTTGATAGTAACCGGT